GCAATAATTCCCGCGCCATTGGCCGTGCTGTCCCATTGAACCGCTGTAACTCCACCTGCGGCAAAAGCTGCTGCGACGTAGGTTTCAACCAGTGATACATTATCCAACACAATTTGGTAGCCTGCACCAGGTGCCGCAACTAAAAGTTTAGGCGCTGCGTACATGCCGAGAAACTCTGCTGCTGTAATAGCAACACTAGCCGACTTAAGTGCTGAGCTAGGAACCTGTGTTAGCGACCATACGGAGTTTGCATACCCTACAACAAACTGACCGTAGCTTGCACTTTCACCAGTATTTAATGGGAAAGTTGACAAATCAGCGTAGTTGATTGATATAACATCGTTAGCTTTAACCTGAGCCTGCAAATCTGTCATGTAACCAGCAACCAAAACAGTAGCCAAGCTATCAACAGTACTAGCAATAAATTTACTTGGAGCAGTGGAAATATTGCCTTCAGTAATTAATGCGAAAGTTTGAAAATTAGACATAAAATTTCCCCTTATGGATTAGCCGCGTATGGGTTAACCGTTTCAATCAATGCAATACCGTTATACTGAATAACGTTTGCGCCTGAAGTCAACACGGTTAGCAATTCCCAACGGTCGTTCTGTGGAACCCATGTAATGCTGGTTGTCACATCACGGTTAAAAATTTGAACCATGGAATCCTCTTGAACTAACGGAACCAAATATGTGTCATCACTTCCTGAAGTTGTGTATGGAATCGTGTTGATACCATTAGCACCCAAGGTACGAATGTCGACACCCAGGTATGAGTTCAATTGATTGTCTACTAATGGGCGCTTGTCGTTATAAAACAAGTTAACCACACGGTCATCGTTGAGCATGGATTGCTTGGTAATTGCGGGGAGCCACAACGAACAAGCATGGTCCATTACGTCAACACCTTGGTTTTCAAGGTAAGACAAAGCTTGTGCTATCTTGCCTTCATTCATACCCGTGTTTACACCAACTGTTTTATCAACGGTGAAGATTGTTCCAAAACCTGATGAGGTTACAAGGGCGTTAATTTTAATGTAATCGGCCATTCGAGCTGATGCCAATGCATGAAGTTTTGCATGGTCAACAATCTTGTCATAGGCAAATAATGTTTTTTCACCACCACCAATAACAGTTTTTAATGCGTAGTTGTATGGAACAACCATAACATTTGTTGCGTCTACTGGGGTTACTGGGATATCGGTTGGTGCATATGTTTGGTTTTGCATTTCGATAATATCAGAAACAGGAACGTTGGTAGCTTCACCAGTTGTTCCATGGCGTTCTTCAATCGTATCTGCTAAGTATTGTTTATTCTGGTAACGAATGGTTACTTCGGTGTCAAACAGTTGTGACGCTGTTGCTAAGTCAATTTGGTCTGCCATGATTGCGGCTCCTAATAGTAAAAACAAATACAATGTTTCTGTTGAAACACTGAGCTTATTAATAACTATTGGGTTACGGCTAATCCGGCCAATATTATGTTCGACCTAATATCCAAAGGTTTCCCGAGGGGCTTTTTTTATTAGATAATGTATTTTAGAGCCTAATATGTTTGATTGTCAAACCCTCATCTGACTGTGGTTTTGTGTCTTTCGGGTCTACAACATCTTTATCTGTTATTCGTTTGCAAAATATTCCACAACTGAACAAAGGATGATTTGCACGAATACGGAAGGTTGTTTTTGTTTTGTCGTGATGATGGTTATTGTTGCTTTCCATGATAGCTCCAACTTAATGAAGACGGTTACATTATGCGTTGAAGCTATTTTTTTGTCAATCCATCATTAACCCCTGTGGGCTAGCTGAGAGCTCAAAGAAACATAACGTGCTTGAGCTTCAACGCGTGCCTTTCCTCTTGCACCCATCATAACTTCACGTGCTTTACGAACATCCTCATGATTTACGGCGCTGTAATTAGATACGTTTACCGTGCTGCTTCCTGGAATGGTCGAGTTCAACGACTTGGTGCGCTGTTCAAGAATAGCATCTCTAACCTCTTTGTTTTTAATCGCTTCCTTGAGTAACGCTTGGCCTGCTTTTTCAGGGTAAGATTTTCCGATAAAGTCTTGAAGCATGTTTAAGCTGTCTGCTCCAATATCTTTTTTAGCTGCTTCAAAGCTTTCGTATTTTGTTTTAACGGTTTGATTTTGTGCATGAACAAGTTTATCAAATTGAACTTGAGTCAACCCACTATCTTTAGCCGTGCGTTTGATATCTGCCAAGTCGCTATCATGTAGTTCAATGCCGCCAGGTGTAGCGTAATCATCAGGAACCCTTGCGATATCCTCAAACTTACGTTTTAAATCTTCGTTTTCTTGAAACACTTTGGCTGAGTTGTTATAGCCTGACTCAAGTTCTTCAATTGTTTTAAACTTGCCAGCGTATAGCTTTACATCATCGTTGTTATCATCCGTCATTGCTTGCCCCTGGTGTTAGTTGTTTATTAATTTCAGCTTGAACCTTTTCAACGGTGTATTTCATGCTTCGAGCATACGAACGCCTGCCCTCATACAGTCCAAGAACACCGGCAGTCATTAAAGTTTCGTCCGGTTCTTCCCAAAAAAGTTCTTCAATCATGTCCTTCAAGCACTCACTTCCAAGTTCGCTTGTAAATAACTTGTACAGCTTAAATTCTTTAGGGCTTATTTTCTTAGAGTCTAATAAATCTTCAATCATGTGTTACCCCTAGCATGTCCTCAACTTGATAGAATGATTCTTGAATAACGTTTATCAACCGATTGAATTGAAAACTTACAAGGCCGTCATTTATGTAGTGGCCTTCGAGCATAATAGCAAGTTCTAATGCCCTATCAAGACTGCTAGCAATATCAAGTGAGCATTCATGAATATCATCAAGTGACATTTCTTTTTCTGGAAATTTAACTACCGTCATATTGCCACCCCTGGATTCAAAGGAAATTCTACATTTGCAGCCGTTGTTGAAGGCGGTGAACCTTGTGGCGGTTGTTCTTGTTGTGCTGCTTCGGCCAGTGTTTGTTTTAACTTGTCATCGCTTACAGATAGTTTAGAAGGCAAGTTTAACTTGTCCATGATAAACCGGTTAACCTCGAAAATATCCGTACTAACCATTGGCGCACTTTGTCCAAAGAATTGCTGTTTAATCTGCATTGATGTTACAAGGTTGTTAAGGTCTGATTGATTTTGCAGGTCAAACAATGGTGATTGGAACGCAAACCTCATTTTTGCTGGGTCAAATTTTGGTATTACTTCTGTCGGTTTTAGCAGTAAGCCGCGACCATTTAAGATTTTCGAGCAGGTTTCAAAAATTTGCTTCGGCAGCTCATTTATTAAACGGCTTATGTCTGTGCTTGCTGTTCTTTGAGCTCTATTCTCACGCAATGAAACTTCAGTAGCAGATCTTACGGGTGTTTGTATCTCACCAAGTGGATCGACCATAAATCCCTTTTGGATTGTTTCTTGCATGTGAACAATTTGCTGGAATACATCGGGGTATTCTGGCATCTGTAAAGCTTCGAGCGGATTGCGTCCGTTAGGTTGGCGAGCAATCATAGCTCCCGACCATTGGCGTATTGAGTACGGATTAAAATAACTTCCAGCATCATAGAACATGGGTGGGTTAGCTTTAAACGCCATGTTCTTACGTGAGTACTCAACGATGCGGTTCAAATCTTTAATCGTTGGCATCATATCCAAGCCAATACCACGTCCTTCGACTTCACCAGGGCGCACACGGTCACGGTAGACAATAATCTGTCTATAGTCGCTGTACCTATCCCACAAAACATGGAAAGGGTCATCATCGAGTACGGCGTAAATATAATACTCTTCACGTCCTACTTCAATCTGTCCATAGTTTACCGAATAAGTTTCGTTTGGATTTTGAAGCAAGTGCTCGCGGTGTGTGCCTGAGTAGTCTGGGAAGTTTTGGAGTACCGCCCGACCTGTCATTTTAGCTACATACCAACAGTTTTTGATAATGTCGTCATTAGAATACTCAGCGTATAAAGCAATGGCAGGAATAGAGCGAAAATATAAAGGTACATCATCGCTAGGGGATTCAATCCAAATAACCCCCGTACCCCCAACCAAATCCAGGTTAGAAGAACCCACCACGCGGGCAAGATTAGATTCATTAAGATAAAACATGATGCGTTCATTTACTTTATCCAGTATTTCCTTGCCTTTTTGAATGTCAATATCGTCATACATGTGTGGGTCTAGTTTGTATTGCCCCCAAACGCGATCTTTCGGCATCAATAAACCATGTAAATCATTAGCGCGTTGATACGCCGCAAGCATAGCTGTATTGTCCCAAATTTGTTGGGTAACTGGTTTTCCAATATCAGTATAAT